GGGAATTAGTACCTGTGAACATTTAACCAGCCTTCGCAGGTATGCTGGTCCCATCCCGAGTGAGAATTACTTCTTAGGCTTTTTGCCTATGTTGTATTTAGGGACAAGTTGCCAATCGTCTTTTTCTTTGTGAGACAGAATCTTAACTTGTGATAGTGACACAACAGGATCGTCAACTTTATTTTTATTGACGATTTGTAAAAGATCCCAATCTTCGAGTAAATTTACTATGGTATTTCTACGTGCTATATCGTTTTCACTAATGTCAGTTGGCTTTCCGTCTAGTGAGAAAAGTTCTTTGAAATGAACAATGTAATATTTACCTTGTTTGTGTAGAATGTGGCAAGACTGATAAAGTGTTTTGTCTTTCTTAGAAGCAACGCCGATTCTAGTTAGAGTTTCTCGGACTTTGAGAAAGTCGTCCTTTTCCTTTAGAGTTACCTCTGCTAGTTCTTCTATTTTTACCATTATTTTTTCACTCCACCTTTTTCTAATTTTTCTTTTATGAAGTCTATATCTTTGTCATTCAAGATTTTCAAAGCGGCTTTTGCTTTCTCATCCGAATAAGAAAAATACTCTTTAACATATTCAAGATTTTTTAACTTATCTTGTTTTTGCCAGGCTTGAAACTTACGTTTCATAGGCCTGATGGTATTTAGAAGATAATGGTATTGTAGTTTAGAATCGAGTTTAGAATTCAAATTCATTTGATTCGCATACATTAGACAATCAATATGATATGACAATGCGCGATTCACAACGAATGCTGTGTAGTCTTTTTCATTCTCCAGCACATCTTTCTTTGTTTGAAGAATACTGGGAATAATATCTTTAAACAAATCAGACATTTTACTTAAACTCGCACTCGACCATGAACTCAGTCAAACATGCCATCAAATTGATTTCTTGATCTGCAACAAAAGCAGATTGATATTGATACTTCGCAAGAATCAGAATAGCAGGCGGAATACTTTCAGGCTTCAGTGTTTCATACAAACCGTCATAGATCGAACGCATAATCGACACAGCATCGTTGTCAATGTTGTTGACGATCCACTTACGAACATCAGTGAAGTTCTTTTCTTTCAGAGCCTTGACAAGCGTGTTGATGTTCGCATCAGAAACAGACGCAAGAATGCCTTCATCGATGATCTTATCCTGATTCGAAGAATAACGCTGAAGCTCATTCAGAATACGTCGATTATCGGGAAAGTATTTTGTAATGACAGACGCGATCACATCTTTCTTGTATGTGACTTCTTCACTCTTGAGAATAGTTTCTACTCGCTTGAAGAATTGAGTAGCCATCTTTGCCTTTTGACCGTTTTGAAGTTTGAAGTCAATTACGGTGCAACGCGAATGTAGAGGGGAAATAATCCTGTTCTTGAAATTACAGGTGAAGATGAAAGAACAGTTGATCGCAAACTCTTCCATAGCACCGCGAAGTGCGGGCTGTGTAGAATTCGGATTTAGATAGTCTGCTTCATCGATGATGATGACCTTACGGCCACCAGAAAGACTCATTGATGATGCATAGTTTTTGATTTTGTTGCGGAAAGTATCGATGCCACTTTCGTCTGAGCCGTTGATGACGATGTAATCGCACCCGACTTCTTCACAAAGAGCCTTTGCGACTGTTGTCTTGCCGACCCCTGCGGATCCAGCAAGTAGCAGATTTGGGATTTCTTTTCTGTTGACATATTCTTGAAATGTGGTTTTAATGGTTTCAGGCAAAATACAATCAGAAATTTTACGCGGCCGATACTTTTCGACCCAAAGAAGTTGTTCGCTCATTCAAATACTCCATAATGAAATTATAATCAAACAACAAACTTATTCATCATACTTAGATCCAGTTTCAGACATGATCCAGTATTGAATAGGAACAGTCGTGTTCTTGAAGTGTGCAATACCCTTTGACGACACACGTACTTCATAAGAACCTTCGATGAGTTTCAGATTTTCAGTGGCAAAAATAACCTTGTACTTCTTGCCGTTGCCCGGTGAACCAATTTCAGTTGTATTCACGTGCGCTGAATCGTCCTTGGCATTGAACGTTTCAAGAGAGATGGTATCTCCATCAGAAACAAATGCAATATTCGGTGAACTCAGTGAACTAGCAACTCGCGTAATCCAAGCAAACTCTTCTGCACTCAAAGCAAATTCGATCTTGCAGTCGCCCATATTGATGCTCTTGTCAGGCGGAACAAGAATCATTTCTTTTGCAGCCTTACGGTACTTGATCTGACTCTTACCTGAGAAGCCCTTGATGAGAATGTTCTTCTCATCGAAGTCGAGTTCCGCAACGTCCTTCTGCAGAGAGAGAACACCCAAAAAATTGTTCAAGTCATAGATACCAAACTCATGTTCAAAACTCTCATCAAGTTCAGCCTTAGCAAGAATATTCTTCTGCTTCGAAATAGTTTCGATCACATTGCCTCGCTTGATGAAGACGCCCTCATTGATTGATGAGAAATTCTTCAGCACAATCATTGTATTACCAGAAAGCTTCATAACAAATTCTCCTTAAAAGTGTCTTCAATTGTACTCTTTCCAAGAAAGGAAGACAAGACATTTCTAACTGAATCTTCTAAATCTTGGATTGTACCATCGTTTTTGATGGTATGTACGTCTTCATGCCCAACCCACCGCCACTCGGACTCATGCACATCTGTGTTTTGACGCATAAATTTTTCTGCGCTCGGGTCGCCTTTGTTTGCCATTGCGGCAATATTAAACCAGTGTGGTCTAATACCTCTATGAACTTCAATTAATAAGCCATTATTCCTATCAATCCAATTCATTTCATTTGGAAATCTAACATCAGTAACAACGAAGTTTTGTTCGTGCATCAAATGCTTTATTTTTTTCTCTAGACAAAGAATCCAAAAGTCTGTGTGAAAGTTATCACGAAAGACTTCAGTGCCCAAGTATTGCAGAGCAATACGTGGGGTGAATTTCCTATTTAACTTATCAGACCAGTAAGGGTCTTCTTTCTCCCGAAAGAGTCTAGATTCTTCGGTGTCGCCTTCGAGTAGATGTCTTGGCCAATCAAAAGTTTTAGATGCAATGTCTTTGAGAGTTGATGCAAAACTAACTTTTTGAAAGCCATGTTTCTCTAGAATGTCTCCAACGGTCCCTTTACCAGAACCGATGAAGCCAAGAACACCTACTAGCATTACATTTCACCGACAAAATTTGCAACAGCAGGCATATCTCCGTGGAAATGGTATGTTCCAATGTGTTGGGTCTTCATCCACGGGCAGAGCCAAATCTTACCGCCGAGTTTACGCCAAAGTTGGCAGAACATATAGTCTTCTGAAAGATAGCGATCAGAACCCCCGCCTGTTGCAGAATCTTTTGTGTCAATAATCGTATCAAAGAAAGCATGAATATAACGCGAACCATCAAAATGTGCCTGCCCCACATGATCTGGGCGATAACGAAGTTGTGGGTACGCCTTCTCCATTTCAGGAAAAACTTCTCGCTTGATCATCATGAAACCAGTGCCGATCTCCATGACTTCGAGTGGATCTGAGACGGAGAATTGAGATGTGCCACGAACTGGATTAAACACGAAATCACCAGCCACCTTTTCAAGAGTGCCTGGTTCCACATCTGGATTGATCTGAACGGCCCTCTTGACAGATTTCCACTTAATAGCCTTCTTAGGGTACGGACCACCGATGATCTCTTTATCGAGAGCCAACATAGCAATCACATCTTGTGGATTGAAATTGATGTCTGAATCGATAAACAACATGTGAGTGCAATCTGAACGATTCAAGAATTCATCAACAAGATAATTGCGCGCTCGCGTGATCAGAGATTCATTAAACAGGAATGAAAACTTGATGTTGATTCCATATTGAATGCACATACCCTGCAAGTCGAGACATGCTTTCATGTATAATCCATGATTCATGCCGCCATACATTGGCGTAGCAACAAACAAACTTTTCTTTCGAAGTTCATCAGTTTTGATTTGAATTTCCATTTTTTCTCCAAGTGAGAAAGGGCACCGCCTTTCGACGGTGCCCTTGACTTATGAAAGTTTAAACAGCCTTAGGTTGAACACCGTTCATGCGACACTGCTTCTTGAAAGACTTCGAAGGCTTACCTAGACGGTAGTAGGTCTTAAGAGTACCATCAGTACGCTTGCGCGTATTCAGATAGATGGCATAACCCTCTTTGCGGAGGTCAGAGATGCGAGCAGTAACATTCTTAATACTGAACCAGGAACGTGCCTGTGCTTCGGTGAAGGTGTTTTGACCCTCTTGCTTGGTCAGAAAAGCCAGGATACGGGTCTTAGATGATGTCTTCATAATATACTCCTTAGTAAAAAACAAATCATAACATTATGTATGCACAATGTCAACGGTTAGAACGGCAATTATCTGCCGACTTGGTTAAGGTATTTCTCCTTAGTTTCTTCCCACGATAACTGAATCAAGTCATCATAGAACAATGATGAGTATGAAACGTTATTCTTCTTTTGTAGTTGCCTGATACGACCTTTGGCGTACTTGTTCTTCCAAATATCAGACAAACTCTTCTCACTAGTGTCAAATGACTTGATGAGATCCTTTTCTTGAATTTCATTTCTAAGAAATTCATACGTATTCTTATACAACGGAGAGAAGTAAATACCTCTCTGATGTTCTGTACGAACCAATTCTTTTGGAATACTCAGCTTACCGTATGCGAAGCCGAGAGAACGATTCTTGTGATCACGCTTGAAAGGAAGCCCATTCTCTTTTGTTGCTTCCCACCACTCGAAATATTTTTCTGGATGGTTCTCTTTCAACCATTGCCAGATCATGTTCATTGTTTCGCGTCTTGGCTCAAAAGCAACAGATCCACTAGAGAATCCCATTTTTGACCAGTATTCAAGACCATCATATTGTGATAGACCATTGGATTTTGTGTTACCATAAAGAGAAGTTGTAGTAACTCCAACGAGAACGTCATCATATTTTTCCTTCCAATATTTCTGAACAGGATCAGACAAACACAACAAAGCTAGTAGCTTACCACCCATGTAGTTGAAACCTAGCGGCTGAAACGGAACAATCGTAGATCCGATGGCAGTATAGTTGATCATACCACCTTGTGTCTTCTTCTCTCTTTCCCAACCAATTGTCTTATCACGAGGCGTAAGATCCAAAAAGTCGGAAGAGATACAGATGACACCGAGATACTTTTTAGTTTTGTTATCGGCAACAAGAAAGTTCAAGTTTCTGCCGATGTTTGCATTGTTCTTCATCGTAGAGATGAATGTTCTAGCTGTGTTCCACACTTCTGGAAGATTAGAACGTTTCGTCTTTTGTTCGGTGATTGTTCCGTCAATGCCGACATTCTTTTCGATAACAGAATCGTCAGTAAAAACTAGAACCGGTTCTAGATTCTCATAATCATCTGGAGATGAAGGAATCCAGATGTTGTTCTTAACATGGTTGATCTGCACCTGTTGTTCTGGGTTCTTCAAAGTAGGATCACCGAACAGATCACAACTATCGGTCAAAGGATACTTTTCTTTGATTTCGCACCATTTCTGATACAGTGTATACTCTTTGACATCCATTTTAGATGCGAATGTCAAATCGCTGATCAAAACATTTTTCAAATGCGTCTCATCAATAGTCTTCGTGGCGGGAGTTTCATCACGCCACTTAGTCCATTGTTTCTGTACGCTATCTGGCCAGTTACTTAGCATTCTTTTTTTCCATAGTAAGAATTTTGTTGCGTTTTTTCATACCCATGTGCAGCGTCAACGGCTTCACCTTGCTAGTGTACACTATTCCGTTCAGGTGGTCAAGCTCATGCAACACACATCTTGCGGTAAGCCCACTGAACTTGGCATGATGTAGTTTGCCAGTAAAATCCTGATACTCAATTTCAACGCTGTGCGGTCTTTCAATAGTAAGAAATAAATGCTTGAATGACAAGCAACCTTCTTCAATTTTAATTTGTCCTTCAGACTTCCATATCACTTTTGGATTGAAGAATGAAACAAAGTTATCACCATGACCGGCAACAAACACGCGGTACTCATACCCACATTGGTTTGCTGAGAGACCTAATCCATTATGACTCTTGCATGTTTCAACCAAAGAACTTGCCAAAAAATCCGGATCAATCGGCGTATCTTTGAAATCAAATTCTTTCAACTTCATCATCAAAGCAGGATGAGTTTCTGGTACTAAAGGTAAAATCTTTACTTTTGGTTTTTCGTCTTTGTATGGGTTTGTGTCGATCACAATTACATCGGGGTTCATTTATCACCTTTCTATGACGCTAAAATTATTTTTCTTCGTGAACTTGATGACGGATCTAAACTTATCGAATAGCTGATCACCCTTATGTGAAATGACAAATACGTTTGTGTTGTTGTCCATTTCATTAAGAAGCTTCAGAAACTCTTCTGTACCAACTGTGTCGAGTGAAGAGTCGAAGACTTCATCAAGTATCAGCAGATTTGTATTTGTAGAATTTTTGATCTTCGCAACTTGACGCCACGTGAAGAGGAGAGCAAGATCGATACGCATCTTCTCGCCTTCAGAAAAAGAAGCATAAGAGAATTCATCTCTGTGTCGAGACTTGATTGTCTCTTCAAAGTTTTCGTTCAGATTGAAATTGACGAAGAAGTCCATCGAAGTCAGATACTTGTTGATCAATTTATTCATGATCGGCAAGTATTGTTTAATTATCTTAGTCTTGATGCCAGTATCCTTTAAAAGAGTGGCTGCATACTCATGATAATGCTTATCAATCGATAGCTCTTCCACAATCAGTTGTGCTTTTGCAAGTTCATCGTTAAGGTGTTTGATCTTTTCATCATCCGTATCGATGTTAGTGTTCTTGTTCTGCAGTTCAAGAATTTCTTGCTTCGCTTTGCGAATGTACTTGTTGATCGAAGTTATTTCAGCATTCATCTTAATAACTTCAGAATTCTTCTTGTTTATTTCTTTCTGCTTCTTACCTATTTCAATCAGGCGATCATTCACTTTCTGAATTTCTTCATCCAACTTCGAAAGAGCGGTGTTCACTTCTTGCACTTTGTTCTTTTTCTCATCAATGTGACTGTGCTTGATGTCATCACCAATCGTTTGATAGCAAGTCGGACATGTGTCATTGCTCTCAAAGAACTTGATTTCTTTGTTGAACTTCTTGATGTTGTCTTCCAATTTAGATTGAAATGTATACAGCTTTGTATTTTTACTTGTTACAGTTTGCTCATCTGATA